CGCCGCCGCCCTTGCCGCCCGTCTTCTCTTTCTTCTTGATCGCCTTAAAGTCGCCGTACCAAACGAGGTTGGGAGCGCCGCGGCTCAAGCCAAAGAACAACGCCAGCGGGATCGCTGACGAGGATGTCTGGAGCTGAAGGCCCGAGTAACGCGGCGACTTCTCGCCGACTGTCCCGCCGCCGCCGAAGATCGCGCTCATTGCTTGTTCCCCCAGAACGAGAAGAAGCGCATCGACTCGGAGCGCTTCATCAGATAGTCGGGCGGCACGCCTTCGATGGTCAGCCGCTCCTTCGCCAGTGCGTGGATAACTCGTTGCTTCGACCAGTCCACGATCACCGCGCCGTGGCTGTGAGTGCGCCCGCACTTCCAGACGACAAGATCGCCGGGGCCCGCCTCATCCTGCGTGATCTCGTGACCGACGCCCTGTCCAATGATGTGGTCGATGTATATCTCCTCGCTGCGGTGCAAGTGCCAGTCGGGCGCATACGGCCGCGGATCGAACGGCGGGACCATCTTGAGGTCCACAAAGATGCGAACCAGCAGCATGGCGCAATCGACTCCGACGCCGCGCACATCGGCGCAGTGGTGGTAAGGCGTACCAATCCACTTGCGCGCTTCCTCGACCACGAGCTGCCGCTGGTATGTCTCGCCGACGGGACGGAGGCACGGATCGTAGGTCACATCGCTGTCTCCGGTGAGGGGATGAACGGGAAGCCGCGGAAGTTCTCGATGTTGCTGAAGCGCACGTTACAGCGGGCCTTCGTTTTGTCGCAACCGGGAAACACCACGAAGTCGTCGGTATCCGTCGGCTCGAAGTCCAGTGGCAGCGTCAGGATCAGCGCGGCGCCGGTCGACTTCTTCACCGTGCGGATAGCGCCGATGTTCGGGCCGGTCTCGAACCGGATCACCCCTTGGTTGAAGTCGTCCAGCGTAGCGCTCGCCCACAGGATGACCGACGTGGTGCTGCCGGTCTCGACGGTGCCTTGCTCCGCCCAGTCATCCGGGTCCAGCTTGCAGCGCGCATCAAACAACGTATTGAGGCACTGCGGCTGGTAGAGCTCGTTCGGCATCGGCGTGTTGAGCAGGATCATCCCCGACTTCACCTTCGCCTTGCAGGTGATCGATCCGAGGTCCATGATGTTGGACATGAAACCACTGAAGAAGACGATGCCGCCGACGGGCTCCTCGCCCCAGTTGTTGAACCAGTACCGCGTGCGCTTGACGATTGCCTTGGCGAAGAGCCCCTTGCGCATTGCGACGAGGAACGGCAGCCCGAGGACAGTTGTGTTGGGCTTGACCGCGATCTCGACTTCCTGCTCGTCAACGTCGGTGCCGATGGCCAGACGATAGCGCAGCCCCGACACCAGCACGCGGCCGGCCTCATAGGTGACATACTCCATCTCGCCCGGCGGGATCGCTCGGACGTTGCTCGTCGCTGTGGTGTACCGCAAGACGGTCGGATTGTCCACATCGTCGCGCAGCACGAACTCGTAGCAGTCAGCATACTTCTGCTGACGCCGCGTGAGGTATGTAACGAGGGCGGGGCTGGCGGGCTTCATGCGACCACAGGCTCCTGTAGCACGGACTTGAACGAGACCTCGTTGATCGACCAGAGCTGATACATGAAGTTCTCATACTCCTGCATGTCGTCAAGGAACCGGCAGACGAAGTAGAAGTGGAACGTCGCGGTGATGACATCATCTTCGTCCGGTGCGGCATCGAAGATCAGCTGGTTCTGGACAATCTCGTAAGTGTCGAGGTCCTGGAGCACACCGTCCAGATAGACCGCGGTGCTGTTGCTCAGCGTGAAGGTGCCGGTGCCGTCGTCGGTGATGTCGACCGCCGTCCCGGCCAGCGCGTCGGCCTTCGACAGCGCCACGCGAATGTTCTGGCTGTCGACCACGATGACCCAGTAGGCCTTGGTCGCGTCCAATCCCGCCGGCAACGTCCCAGCTGTGGAGAATGCAACCGGCCCGTAGCCGGTCGTGTACTCGCTGGTGCTATCGATGTTGATGGTGTTGTTACCGACGTTCACGTCGGCCTCGCCGAATGTCGCGAGCGCGTCGAGGTTCACTTGACCAACCGGCTCGGTGAAGCCGCCGTAGGTTCGCACCATGTTGTACTGCACGGTGCCCCCGTCGGACACGCCGATGGCCTGGCCCTCGATATAGTAGTCGGTCGGGTCCTCGAAGCAGAACTCATCGTAGGAGCCTTGGCGCTGGAGGAAGAAGCCCATCAACGTCTTCAGGTCCGACTCGTCGGCGTTGATCTCATCCTTGAGCAGCTCGTAGGTGAGGTTGAACTCATAGCGCGGGTACTGGAAGAATGCCGCGCGGACTTCATGGCCGGAGACGTGCGGAGCAATCTTGGTGTTGAACTCCGGCTTCTTGAACACGGACCAGCCAACGCCACGCAGACGCTCGCGCGATCCGAGCGGTGTGCCGCCGTTCATTGCCGGGAAACGCGGGTCAACTGGCACTGGTTGCTCCTTCTCGCCATAAAGAACTTCTATACAGATGACCGGGCACCGGACCTCGGGGTAGCCACCAGTTGTAACATCGATGGCGATGACCGGCAAACGGACCTCGGGGTAGCCACCCGTGAGTACTTCGGCGCTGATGTCGCACAGCGACACTTGCCCGGTGCCGCCATGAAGCGCCTCGAGAGCAGACAGCGGGTGGCTAACCTGCGGGATGCGGAACACTACCGCGTAGATATTGAACTTGCTAATCTGCTCTTCGACACGAGGAACGGCCACAGTGTAGGTGACGAACTTGGACACATCGACCGGCTCGACATCGGGCTCGAGCAGCACGGCGTAGAGGTTGAACTTGCTGACCTGTTCCTGTGCGCGCGACGTGACGACGGCGTAAACGGTCTCCTTGGACACCCGAACCTGTTCGGAGTTCTTGACCACTACGTAGACGTTGGCCTTGCTGACCAGCGGCCCATCGGCGTTCAACACCGCGTAGGCATTGAACTTGCTGACCAGCGGTCCCGCAGCGTTTAGCGCGGCGTAGACATTAAACTTTGAGACATCGACCGCCACGGCGCAGAACCTCCGGTCGAGTTATGCGATAGACTTGACGCCCGCCTCGAGCGCGTTGATCTCGCTGACAGTCCAATCGGCCATTGTGTCGGGGTTCTGGTTATACACCGTCTGCTCGACCGAGTTGAAGGTAGTAGTCGGGTCCACGTTGGCGGACAGAAAGTCGGTGCTGTCAGTAATCAGCAAATGCTGATAGTTCGTCGGCCCCGTCGCCCCGATCCGGCCACGTGACGAGATACAGACAGCCACCGGGTCATAGCCGGCAGCGGTGACTGACAAGTCCTGCAACGTGAAGGACTCGAGTTGGTCCGCCGTTGTGGTCGAGATAAAGTTGGCGTCATCAATGCCCGACTCATCCACGTCGGCGTAGGTGCCAGTCCATGCGGTGTAAGTCCCGTTGCCCGTGGGAGGCAGAGTAGCCACACGAATGCCGAGGGTGCTGACATCGGCGACGGCGCACTCGGTCACAACAAAGTCGGTGACGCCGGTGGTGGCGTAGTTTCCCCAAACCACTTGGTCAATGGCGGCGCCGGTATATCGCAGAGTGTCGCCCGTCAAAGACCAATTCGCGTAGGGGCTGCCGTCCATGTTGACCAAGAACTCACCGCCCGAGTCAGCCACTAGAATGTGAACGTCGAAAGTGTGAGTCCCCGCAGGCCTCGTTCGGGTACTGCCGATTTGCGTCCATGCCGACCCGTTCCAGTACTGGAACTGCCACTGAGACAAAGACGTAGTCTGAAAACGAATGAGGCCGGTGCCCGCTGCGTTGTTCACTTGCCAGGGCGTTGCACCGCTGGCCCAGTTGGTATCCTGGAAGTACGTGCGAAAGTGAACCCATGCCTCGAGAATGTCGCCGAACAGAGTGCACGCGCGAAAGCGAACGCTGTTGCTCGTGTTCTGGTTCAGCCCAGCACGGGAGAAGTTTGCGTCAAACGTACCGCCGGCTGTTGACGTGGGCGGCGCAGCAGCGCCCGCCGGGACTATGAAAGCGTCACGCTCGGTTCCTGCCCAGAGGATAGTCATTGTTAGCTCTCCACTTTCGGGCCGATCTGGACGGCGTTCACCTCAGAGTCGGTCCATTGCATGTCGGTGTCGGGGTTCTCTTCGTAGATGTCAACGATGAACGAGTAGCTCGAGTTCAACGCCTTGGGCGTCCCGGGGAACTCAGTGGTCGACGGCTTCAGCACGTTCTGGGCGAAGCGCTGGGTGGCGTCATCCTGCCGGTATGCGCCTTTGACCGTCACCGCGAACACCGACGGCGAGTTGATGATCGGGTCCACCTCGTAGAGGTCCAGGTCACCCACGTCATCGGTGAAGACATACTTCGAGTCGTCCACCAGCGTATTGCGCGCGGCCTCCCAGTTGGTCATGGCGCCGAACGGTGACCACATTGTCGAGTCGCCAGCGGCCACAGGGAGGATGCCTTGCGCTCGGACGTTGCCGAGGAAGGTGTTGTTCGTGTCGCCGGTCTCGTCGAGCGCGTAGAAGTCATCAAAGTAAGTACCGCCCACCTCGCTGAAGATGATCGTGGCCACGCCGATAGCGTCGATGGCGAGAATAGAGTCGGTGCTCGTAGTGATGTTGGTGTACTGACACAGCGGCACCGTGTTGATGCGCAGCTCGAGCTCACCGGTCGGCGACATGGTGTCATCATCCAGCACCCATCGGATTTCCATGTAGAACCAGGTGTTCACATTCCACGTGCCGGGCGGGCTCACAAACAGCACTGGGCCAAGCGGCGTGCCGCCCCCGTTGCCCGGCACATCCAGGTCCATGCCGTTGATGTTCACGCGGATACGGCCGTACTCGAGGAACGTCACCGACAGCTTAGTGGTCCCGTTGGTAGCGTTCTTGAGGAACACAGTCGGGAAGTAGAACTCGTCTTCCTCGCTGATATACATAGCCCAGCCGGCGATGCCCGGATTGATCTGCGGCGCGCCGGGTAGCACCCACGTCCCAGTCCAGTTGTTGCTCACGCCCTTGGTGATCGATCGACCGTAGCCGAACCGCGTGAAAGACGAAGTGTGGAACTCACCGGCGAATTGATACCAACCGAGCGAGCCGAGAATGCCATTAGCGTCCTCGTTTGCCGCGTCAATCTCGGCGATGTAGTCGAAACCTTCGGACCCGCGCAGCATTAGTTTCCGCCTCCGACGTTCAAGCGACGATTGCGCACCTCGTTCCGGAACCAGCGCTTCAGGCCAGTGCTGTCACGTTTGAGCACCGACTCAATGCCGCCATTCATAACTGCGTTGTTCGGCTGGTAGTTCAAGTTCACGTCACCGCCCCGGATCATCGTGCCGCCGCCTGATGCGTTCGCAGCTGTGGCCAGCATCCCGCCTGCGGGCGACCGCGAGGGGTTCCAATTCTGCAGCATGTCGCGCATGGGCACCGCGAGGGACGCCGGCAGCACGGTCTCGTCTTTGTGCAGCTCGGCAATCTGGCCGTCTTTCTCGACGCGACCAAGACCGCCGCGCGAGCTGACGATGTTGCCGGCGAACCCGACCACAGTCGCGAGGATGCCTGCCGCAATCGCGGGCGCCAGGAACGGGCCGACGTAGGGAATAGACGAGATAGCCGCGTAGGCACCGGCCGCAGCACGCCAGGCGCTGTTCATAATGTCCATAAGAGCCATGCTGCCCGAGGCCGCTGTGCCGGCGGCCGCGCCAGTCGCCTCGGCAGTCGTTCGCGCGGCAACACCCGCGGTGGTCGCACCGGTCATCGCCAACTGGTTCGCCGCCCAGTTCATGGCCATGTTGATGCCCATCTGGACGAACGAGAACAAGATTTGATCTAGCGCCTGCAAGAACGCATCGCGGAAGCTCATCGTCCGGTTGTAGATGTTCTGGAACATGCCGTTGAAGGCCTGACCCACAGGCTGCAGCATAGATTGCCAGCTTTGCACCGAACGCGCTGCCGCGTCACGCTGCGACTGCACCGTGGCGTTGGCCGACTGTGCCTGGATTTCCAGGATGCGGTTTGCGTGGCCGGCCTCGAGTTCCTCGATCTGCCGAAGGATGCGCGCACGTTCCTCCGGGCGCAGGCCTTCAGCCTCGAGTGAACTGCGCAGCGTCGCCATACGAAGCTCGAACACTCGCGACTCGTGCGCGGCCTCGAGCTGGAACTCTTGCTGGTTGACCTGCGCCAGCATCGCAATCTCTTCTTGCGCGCTGATCTGGCCCAGCTGCCGCATCTGCTGAATGCGCTGGCGCTCCATGTTGAGCCGCTCTTGGGCGATGCTCATGTCCGTCTGGGCGGTAGCCTCGGTGATGCGACGCTGGGACTCGAGACGTTCCTGCTCGATGCGCGCCATCGTCTGGGCGTGCTGGCGTTGGAAGCGCTCGCGATTGCGCAGCTCCTGTTGATACTGGCGCGACTCCTCGCCGTATTGCTGGCGCAGGATCGAGAGCTTTTGGTCTTCGATCTGCATCCAGCGGTCATAGTTGTCGCGGTGTGCCTCCTGCTCGGCCTCAAGTCCGGCGACCGTGGCTTGCACACGTTGCTCGGCCAGACGTCGCGCTTCTCGCGCGGCACGATCAGCGGCGGCAGTTTGACGGCGAGCCGCGGCCTCTTGCTGACGCTGCAACGCGGCGGCCTCTTGCGCACGGATGCGCGCCAGGACCTCTTCGCCCTGTGCACTAGTGCTCGGGCCGGCGTCAGGCGTCCGGCTGTTGTTCGTCGTCACGTCGCCGACATACCGCGCGTAGTTCTGCCGCACGCGCTGCGCACGGTCGAGCTGGGCCGCCATCGCGTTGACGGTGCGCTCGGCACCCTCGCCCCACGCACGAGCTGCGCCCTCGAAGTCGCCTTGGAATGCACGGTGCAGCGAGATGACTGTAGTCTTGAGAAGCTCAACTGCTGGGATAGCGGCAAGCACTGCGGCAGTAAACACCTCGGACAGAACAACGCCGACGGCGCCGAGCGTAATGCCGATGGCTGCCATGGTAACTTTCAAGATACCGACCGCGGCCTCGAGCAAACCGGACTCCCGGGTTGCGTCCATCATGTCGGAGACCCACTGGGCGAAGCCCTCGAGCATGTCGGCCACAGCGGGACCCAGCTCGGCGAAAAGGGTGTTAGCAAAGCCGCTGGCGGACTGACGCATAGCGCCCATGGCGGCGTCAACGTCCAGACCCGCGGCGACATAAGCCTCGCTGACAGCCGCGCCGCTTTCGATGGCAGCATCCATCTGGCCGCGCAGTGCCTCGGCGCCTTGGTTCAAGATCGGGATCAGCTCAGCGCCCGAACGGCCGAGCAGCTGTTGCGCGAGCGCAGCCTTCTCAGGACCGTCCGCCATCTGTGCGAAGCGGTCGCTGATTTGCAGCATGAGCTCGCTGCTCGAGATGTTCTGGCTGATGTCAATACCGAGCGCCTGGAATGCCTCGCTCTGCTGACGTGCGCCTTCTCGGGCGGCGGCGAGGTTGCGTGCGAGTGACGCTTGGGCGGTCTCGAAGGAGTTGGTGCTAACGCCCGCCGACGCGAGCACAGCTTCCCAGGCGGACAGCTCGGTCACGCTGATGCCGAGTTGCTGGGACAGGTTGCTCAGGCGTTCGGCGGCGTCGCCGTGCGCAGCGGCCCAGTCGGCGATTGCACGTCCGCCGATAACGGCCACAGCAGCGAGGCCAGCGATGGCGGCACCCGCGCCCAATGCGACGGTCGGCACAAGGCCGATCCGGCTGACCATCCCCGACACACCTTGGCCGATGCTCGAGAAGCCGGCGCGCATACCATCAAAGTTCAAAGCCGAGCGGATGCGCTCAGCCATCTGGCCGAGTTGACCTTGGAGCCCGTCAACAGACCCCTTGAACTCGTTGATGTCACCAATGGCCCGATCAGTTGCCTGATCGAGCCCCGAGGTATCACCACCAAATAGAACTTTGACTTCGTCAGCCACCGATCCGGCCTCCGGTTGCACCAAACATTCGAGCGAGGTCTTCCATAGTCCCGGTCTTCTTCTCCTTGTTGTTCGTTATGCCGAACCCGCTGGCTATGCCAATGTAGGCGGGAGGACCGAACTTCTTCCAGTGATCGTGCATCTTGTAGTATCGGGGCAAAGTCCAATACTCCTCGATGGTGTTCCAGCTGCCTCCTTCTACGCCGGCGGCGACGAGCTCGGCGATGATTGCGTCGAAGTCTCCGTCGAACGGCTTTCCTCTGGCGCCGCCGCTGGCGCCTTCGGAGGGCCCGACTGCATCAAGCCCGCCTCCAACATCAGCTCTTGAATAGACGCGGACACGCCCGGGACTTCGCGCGGGAGCAGCTTGTCGAGAATGACCTCGGCAGTCATGCTGTCGTCATAGGAGCCTTCGAGAGCGATGGCGATGATCTTGGCCCCCGTCTCCACAGCCTCGAAGCCCGCCTCGACCGCCTCTTCCGACTGCGGGTCAAGTTTCGATTGCGACTCGATGTGCTTCATTGTGGATGACACAAAAGGCCACACCTTCTTCAGCTTGCGAAAGCCGAGAGGCGGGGCCTCGTATTCCTGACCACCGATAATGAACTTCGCCATTGCCTTCTCCTCTTGACGGGATCACCGGCGGGCACAACACCCGCCGGTCTCCGTCGTTATCACGCTTAGCCAGTCGTCGTCAGCGCGCCGACTTGGTTGGCATCGTTCGCCTGTGCTTGGAACGTCAGGTCCGCGATGAGGTAGTCGTCCTGCTTCAACGGCAGCGAGAGCTTTTCCGCCGTGCAGGAATAGAGCACGAGCGTGAAGGTCTTGCCGGCGTAGGTCTGCGACAGAACCATCCGGAACTTCGGCGTGTCGCCCATGAGCGGGTTGCCGATGTCGAGGGTCTGACCCGCGGAGTCATTCCACAGGTAGTTGAAGAGCAGTGCCTCGCTCGCGTCGGAAGCGTTGAACGTGTAGACGCCCATGTCGCTGACGGAGTATTGGCCTGCGGCCGGCGCCGACGCGACCTGGACGAGCTGAACACCGGTCGCCGCGTAGAAGACGCCCAAGTCCATGTAGAAGTTGGCGGCCTCATCGACCGACACGGTGTAAGGCATCATTGCCGGAACCGAGGCGGCCTCGTTGATCGCGCGTTGCAGCTGGCCGGAAGTGACCGTCTGGTTGAAGTAGAAGGTGTTGAACGCGGCGGCGTCAATGTTGCCGGTCGCGGCCTTGCCTTCGATCTTCGTCTTGCCGCGCGCAACATCGAGCGGGAATTGGTATTGGCCGAAGAGCTGCTTAACGTCGGCCGAGAAGTCGACCGACACGTCCTGCAGCGCGCCGAACTTGAAGGGGGCACCCCCGTCGACCGGAGTCGAGAAGAGGTCGCCCGTAGCGAAGACGTACTGAACCATTGTAGTTCTCCTTGTTACTCAGGGACGAGCATGAGGATCGGAATGACCATCATGCCCTGGTTGTCGATGTCGCCCGGGTCCTTGAAGACACTGCCGTCAATGTAGCAGTGGTGCACAAGACCCCCGAGCGTGTTTCGTTTCGGATATCCGGGATCAGACGGCTGAGGCGCGAATGCAGCCTGGACCGCGTCCAAGATCAGGTTATTCTCGATGGCGGGCACTCCGTCCGGATTGTTGCCCGTGGCTTGGTAGATGATCCACTGCGCCTTCAATACCCACTTATAGGGCATGTTGCTTTGCTGCGACGTGACCTCATCGTGCTCGGCCTGGAAAATCGCCGGCTGCTGGTCGACCGGTACGTCGGAGAACAGCTTCACCCGACGCGACCGCGTCTGCCAACCGCGCGCCGGCGTGCCCCATTCAATGGACTCGCTCAACGCGAAGAGTGCACCGAAGATCGCTTCACGGTTCACTTGGCGCTCCTAATGCCTTCGACCACCGCGGTCTTGAGACCGAGGCTGATTTCCACAGACATATCCCGAAGACCGCTACGCATGTAGGAGCGCTCGGGAAACGTCGAGCCCGGGTGGTTCACCCGTTTGAAGAATACGTTCTCGCCCTTCCAGTTGAACGCGAGGACAGACGCCTTCTTCGGCACGATCACGTGGGCCGCGGTCTTACCACCGTACTCGTGGATGCGGCCGTAAGGCACGTCCGACGATTGGAAGACGATGCCGAGCACAGCTGTGGCTGTCTGCTCGACCTTCGTGCCGATTGACCGCATAAGGCGGCCAGACTTGCGGTTGAGGACTTGGCCGCTCAGCTTGTTGGTCTGAATGTAGTTCTGCAGTTTGAGAACCAGCATCGAGACCTTGCGCAAAAGCGAAGCCGCCACCGAGGCGGGCATGGCCTCGAGGCGAGCGATCAGCTTGGCGTCACCGAGAAGGCTAACAACGGGGTTCATATCGGCGCCACCCGTCGGTATTGTTGGAGGATCGCCGCGGCGCGGTCGTTGAAGAGGTTGTTATCCCACACAATGGTCTCTTGACCGCCGAGGGTTTTCGACTTGACGCCGATGCGCTGCTGGTACCGGACAGCCTCGCCCACCATCTCGTAGGCAGCCTGCTCGAGGTCGGCCGGCACATAGGAGTAGACGATGGTGACCGATTTGCCAACGTCGGCGACGTTGAAGCCATAGTTACCGAGCGCGTCGACTGTGTACTCACCGGCGGCCGGGTTGCTCGCAACCTTCAGCATGGCGATTTCCCCGTCGAGCACTTCGATGTCGCCCGCCCAGGTCGCGCTGAGCGAGCTCACCAGGATCGCGCCGGCGGTGGGCGTATCGGTCGGCACGCCGACGATGGTCAGCGTGTCCTCGGTCTTCCAGCCTGCCGTGTAGGTGACAAACACCGAGTCCTTGCCATACGGGAACACGTAGCCCATGAGCGTCACGCGCTGCGGGCCTTCCTCGGGCGTGTCGAGCGGGTTGATCTTGTAGCCGCTACCTGTGGCACCAGGCGCGAGCAGTTGGGTGATCGTCGGGCCACCGACAATCTGAATGGACTGAAGCGACTGGATCGGCCACTGCTTCAGCAGCATCCACGTCTTGCCATTGCCATCATAGAGTTCTTCGTACTGGCGGACGCACACGGTCTGCCGGCCGATGTAGCTGAGGATGAACCGGCTTGCGCTCTGGATCAGCCGCTCGATGTTGGCGTCGGACGCATCGTTGGTGATGCCGAGCCAAGCCTTTGCATGTGCGAGCGTGGTCAGAGCGCAAGCCATCGTTCTTTATTCCTCTTCCGGGGCCTTGTCCTTGAGCGACTTGGCGAGGTCCACCAGTTGCTCGCGTGACATCTTGCGATCCGCGGACTCGCCGCGCTCGCGGATGAAGTCGATGAGCTCCGCCTTGGACGCGCGGTCGAAGTCAACGGCGTCGGCATCGTCGTCCGCCTCGTCTTCGGCATCGTGCGCGACACGCGCGAAGTTGAAGGGACGCTTCTCGAGCACAGCAGCATGATGCGCCGCCACTTGAAAGTAGCCGCGCTCGCCTTCGTACTCGACGCCATCCACAGAGATCGAGGAGCAGCCCTTATCGGGCGACTTCACTCGGACCAGGTTCTTTGGTGCTTTTGCCACGTCATTCTCTCCTCAGGGGTTATTGCCGTTCGGGCTCCCAACGATACACCGGAAGCCGGTGCATTGTAACGAGTCCGCCGGATCGGGAGGAGCCCGTAAAGACTCCTCCCTTTCGCGTCGTCAGCATTAGCCGGCGGCGATACCGGTGATGACGGCCATGGACGGCGGGAAGTAGTGCTGGAGCACTTCATCCGCGTAGACGCCGTACTCGTACTTACGAGTGCGGAGCGGCCATTCGATCTGGTAGTAGTCCTGGCGGCAGCGGACCTGCATGACATTGTTGACGTTGCTCAGCGGGTAGGGGAGCTTCGTCGTGGTCATCAGGATGGTGCCGCTCGGCAGGTTCGGGTGGATGCGAACCTTGATCGTGTTGGCGCCGGCCATCGAGAAGCGGTTCAGGTAGGTGGCGACCATGATACCGCCGGCGATCATGCCTTGCTCGGGGTTGAAGACGATACGGTACGCGCCCGTGGTCTGACCCGCGTTCAAGATCTTCTTGCCGATGTCGAGGGCTTGCTGGCTCGAGAGCCAGATCGTGTCCGGCGACAGGCGATAGTTGTCCCAGAGGGACTTCAACGCCTCATCGAACTCGACGATGCCGCCCGCGCCGTCGCTGGTGAGCGTGCCGCCAGCGAGGTCATCCCAGTAGGCATTGCTGCCCGGCTTGAGAGCCTGCGTGAGCAGACCGTCAAAGACCAGCGCGTTGACCGAGTTGTCGGCCGCCGGCAGATCGTCGCGGTCTTGCGTGCCCGCACCCGTAGCCGTGGTGATGCGGTAGGACGGAGTGCCCGTGATCGCGCCGAGCGTTGCACCGCCGGCCGAAGCACCCCAGAACCAGGCGTAGCCGACAGCACCGCGGACAGCGGCCACAGCAGCGAGCACGGATTGGGTAGCGCCGCCGCCGTTGACGACGATGGACGCCGAGTTCGAGCGTTGGGCCGAGCCGCCGCCGAAGGTGTCGGTCGAGCCGTCAGCATTGACGCGAGTGATCTCGGTCGGGATGCCGCCAGCAACCGTGGCGTTGGCGAAGCCTTCCAACGTCAGGGCAACCGCCGTAACGTGGTAGGTGCCGTCGACCAGCGCGCCGCCCGTGGTGGACTGCGAGAGAGTCGGGGTCGGCGTGGTGCCGAGCGCGAGCGAGCCGTTGCCGCCCAGGAGCAGCAGTTCTTCGCCGAGCATCAGCGACTCGAGGCCCGAACGCGCCGCGATTGCGCGGACGTCATCGAAGCCTTGGCCGGCGTACTGCGCCTCGAAGTCGACGTTCGACTCGATACCGATGCCCTTGTAGGCAGCGGTGTAGTCGGCCGTGCTGACCGCGATGACCGCGTTCCGGTTACCGCCGCTCACGCCGACGCGGACGCCGGACGTGTTGATGCCGGTAACGGCGCGCCAGTTCGCCTGAATGCCGCCCTTGCCGGACACGCGCGGAATTTCGTTGCGCAGCGGCGTCAGCACCGGATAGAGGATTTTCGCCGGGGCTTCCAGGTCATAGAAGTTGATGCCCGACGTGGCCGAACCCGGCTGGCTGAAGGTCGACTTCAACAGCTCGGTGTAGAGGCGCGGATCGGTGATCGGCGACTTCTGGGCTTCGCCCAGCGCCTTTTGCAGAGCCTCGAGGGAGGCACCCGCAACAAGGCCTTCGATTTGAGTTTGCAGGTTCATTTTACTTTCTCCGTAAGTTTCAGTTCGGTATTCCAGAAGTGCCCGTCTCCGGGCGGTGCGGGTGCTTCCCGTCTCCGGTCAGCTTATTTCTGCCCCCGATCAACGAGGGACATAGGACGCTGTTGAGCCGCACGGATCGCCAGGTCCTGAAGTTGTTCCGGTGTCATCTTCGCCAGCGCATCCTGAAGCGTTTGCGGGAGAGCGGGCTCGGACGTCACGCCTGAACGGTCGCCGGATTTCTCGACCACAGAGGTCCGAGGAGCGGACGGAAGCGGCTGCGCCTTGAGCGCGATGACTTCCTTCTTGAGCTTCTCGATTTCCGGCACCGCATCAGCGATGATCTTGTTGAGCCGTTCGTTATCAGCGCGCAGCTGATCGCGTTCGGTCTCGGCCTTGACGAGATCCGTCTTGGCAACCTTCTCGGCCGCTTCGGCGTCGTCCGCGTTGTCGTCGCTGGACACTGCCTTGCAGGCAACGCCGAGCTCGACAAGCGCGTCATGCGCTTTCTGCAGGCGCTCGATGTCCTGCTTCGAGTTGCGCGCGCCGGCCTTCTCGAGGCGAGCCTTGTCGGCGATGAGGAACTTGACGCCCTCCGCAGCATGAACCGCCACTTCCGGATCGTCTGTCGCATCGACTTCCGCGGTGGACTCGTCGGCGGTGCCGGCGCCAGCGTCGGTAAGCTCTTCGACTTCCTCGGGCTTGAGGCGGGCGACCATCTCGGCGGCTTCTTCCATCGCCATCTCGATGAAGGTGAGGGTCAGCTGCTTGATGTTCTCCTTGAGGTGCGCGGGCACCGGCGAGTTGTCGCCTTCCCAGTCCGCCTCGCTGGCGACGCAAGACTGGATGCAGGCCATGTCATCAAGCAGGCGGGCGAACCAACCCACTTCATACATGCCTTTGGCGAGGATGTCGTCACGCCGCGACTTCTTCGCGAGGAACTTGAGCACCTTGGAAGCCTTCGACAGATCGGCAAAGGCCTCGGGAAGTTCCTCGGTGCTTTCGCCGTGCAGCGCCGCACGGAGGCCGCTGAGCGCCTTGCTGAGCGGATCAGCGGACTTCGCGGCGTTGATCGTCGCCTGGTGCTCGACCGCGGACTCCTTCTTGGCGAACGTGCGGCCGTCTGTGGCCTTCCACACCTGGATGAGGTCGTTCCGGGCGGCTGACTTCTCGGCTTCCTTTTTCTTCGGATCGGCCTCGTCGTCTTCGGCGTCGTCATCAGCCCCTTCTTCGCCCTCCTCATCGCCTTCTTCGCCCTCGTCCGCCTCTTCGTTGGACTCCTCGTCGTCGGCTTCGTCTTCTTCTTTAGCCGGGTCTTCCTCGGCGCCGGCCTTGGCTTTCTTTTTCTCTTCCTTCGCCTTGCGCTTCTCGGCGTCCTCAGCGATCAGCGCATCTCGCGCCTTATCGATGTAGTCCACCCAGCTGGTCGCGGCAGCGTCGGCCTGAGCCATCTCGGTGGCCTTAGCCGCAATCGCCGCGTTATCCGGCACGAACTCCTTCTCGGTCTTCACCGCCTTGAACGCGATCTGCTCGACCG